CCTTCGGTCTTCGGCGCTAGTTTCTTCTTGAGTTTTTTCTTCAGGCCGGACGGGGACTTTTGCGGCACGAGGGTCGCGCGGAACTCTTCGAGGTGCCTCACAGTGACCGTGCGGTCCACCGCAGACTTCAGCCAAGGGCTGTGCGTCACGAGAGTTACGGGGCATTCCGCTGCGATCTCCTGCAGGAGCGAGACCACGGATTCGCACCCCGCCTTGTCGAGTCCGTCGAACAGCTCGTCCGCCATGAATTGCCTGAAGGACTTTGCGGAGCGTTGCCCCACGATCTCCCGGAAGGCCAGTAGCAGCGCGAGGTCGAGGCGTCGCTTCTGCCCCTTCGACGCGCCCGCGTACGAGGAGCAGCACCCGGGAATCCCACCCTCGACGGTCAGCTTCTCGCGCGTCACGTCCTTGGACTTCAGCTTCGTCGTCGCCTGCAGGCGAACCTTCGCACCCGCACCAAGCAGGACCTGCGCATACGCAGTCGCCCGCTTGTTGATCGCGGGGATCTCCGCTTCGATCAGGAAGGACTTGAGCCCTGCGTGGCCGAAGCCCTCAACCCAAAACTCCAGACGGGCCGCTCCGTCCTTCAGCACGCCCAGCTTCTCGTCGGCCTTCTCGATCGCGGCCTCCTTCTCCTCGACCTGCGCGTCGATCGTCCCCTGCTGCTGTTGGAACACGGCCCAGCGATCGTCCGCCGTCTTCGCCTCCGCCTTCGCCGTGGCGAGCTTCACCTCCAATGCCTGTAGCGCGGCCTGCTCCGCCTCCACGTCGGCCTCCGCCAGCGCCACCGCCGGGGACTGCGGCTCCAACGGCTGCTCCAGGTCGTCCCGTTGACTTTCGAGCTTCTCCGCCGACCCCAGCGCCTCGTCCCGCGAAGACTCATGCTGGTCGATCTCCGCCCCGAGTACGCCGCGCGCCTTGTGCTTCAGCTCGTCAGTCACGGGCTGGGTGCAGGTGGGGCACTCGCCCTCCAAACCCTCCAACGCCGTCAGCCGCTTCTTGAGCTGCTGCGCGTTCGCGTTCGTCGCCACGGCGTGCTGCTTCGCCGCCTGCGCCTCCGAGTCCAGCGAGGCGAACAGCTCCTCGTACTCCACGAGCAGCGCCTCGAACGCTTCCTGGTCCGCCTGCGCGTTCGCCTGCGCCACGAGCAGGTCGTCCTCAGCCTTCCCCACGCGGCCCTTGCGCGTCGCCACGGCAGCCGACAGCCGCTTGTATCGTAGCGCAGTCACGTCCCGCTCCAGCTCCAACGCCTCCGGGTCGCTGCCCGCCTGCAGGACCTGCCAGTCGTGCTGAATCTGCTCCAGTGCGGTCTGCGCCTTGCCGCGCGTCACCTCCAGCTCGCCGATCTCCTTGAGGAAGATCCCAAGGCGTACCTTCGCAACCGACTGCGCCTGCGCGTACAGCTCCAGCCCGAGGATGCGCTCAAGGATCTGCTTCCGCTCCGCGTCCGGCGCAGCGAAGAACGATCGGATGTCCTCACGGGCACCGAAGGCCACCGAGTTGCAGAAGGTGTGGAAGTCGATCCCGAGCATCGTCTCGACCGCCTGCTGCGTCTCCGCGTCGGTGCCGCGCGTCACGTCCTCGGTGCCGACCTGCAGATAGAGGTGGTTCTTGTGCTGCGGGTGCCGCCGGTAGCGGGTGACGGTGATCGGCTCGGGGCCGCCGTCGATGCAGACGCGGACGAAGGTGCCGCTCTTGGAGCCGATGCGCACCACGTCGTCGCCCTTGAAGTCCGAGCGGATGCCGCGTCCGAACAGGCACCACGAGACGCCGTCGTACAGCATCGACTTCCCCGAGCCGTTCGAGTTGCTGCCGGGCTTCCAGACGATCACACCGTCGATGCCCGTCAAGCCCGGCAGGGAGAAGTCGAATTCCTCCGTGTCGAACGGCCCGAAGTTCCGGTACAGCACCTTCCCGATCCGCAAGCTGGGCAGCTCCGCCTTCTTCTTCACAGGCCCCTCATCTTCGAAGTTGTGGGTGTGCCCCAACGCCTCCGGTTCGAACACGTCCGCGAGATTCAGTAGCCCATCCCGCAGCCAATCCAGGCCGGGGATCTCCACCGACAGGTTGATGCTGATGGAGTCCCCGGGGGAGAGGTACGCGGCAGACGAAGTGAACGACCCCCACGGCGTCTCCGTGACGACGTTCCCCTTCGGGGTGAGAATCCGAACCACCGTCGGCGATCCCGTCGAGTCGACTTCGAGAATGCCGTGCAGTTCGAGGGAGTTTGAGACCTTGCCCTGCGTCCCGACCAAGGTCCCCGGAATCACACCCTCTGCGAGAATGCACTCCGACCCGTCGAGGACCTGGACGATCGCCCCGGGTCCCTTGGGTTCTTTCCCGACGAGGGCCACTTACCGCGCGGCAGGAAGGGCCTTGCCGAAGACCTCGCGCTCCCACTTCCGCCTTTCGACGATGCAGAGGCGCAGAGCCTCCTGGTAGCCGTACACGGCGATCGAGCGCGTCAGCGTGCGCCTCACGCCGCTCGCGTTGATCCGCGCCTGGAAGGCCGGAGAGTTCGTCTCGCCGCCCGGCAAGTACCCGATCCCGGTCGGCAACCCCCGGGAGGACTTGTCGCTGCGCGGCTGCACGTAGACCTTGCCCGCGTACGTCGCGGGCGGGAGGCCCAGCTCCCGGCGCGTCCTGTTGATCCAACGGATCGCCGCCTTCTTGGCTTTCGCCATCCCACCGTGCGTCGCCGCACCGTGCCACTTCGAGAAGTTCGTCCCGAACGCGCACACTCGTCCGAGATACCCGCGATGCCGACATCGCTGGCTCGGGAAGTGCGTGTCCACTCTTGAAAGGCCCTTCATGCCAGCACCCCCATCAAAGCGGCTCCGAGAGCCAAGCCCGTGAGAGCGCAGACAGAGGCGACCACCCACCACGGCAATCGGCGGCGGGGAACCTCGCCCGCGATCCGCGCCGCCATCTCCGGCGAGGCGTAGCGCAGGCTGTCCAGTGTCTGCGGTTTCATAGTTTCGCTTTCCTCATGGCGTCAAGCCGAGTCGGACGGGAACGCGGCCGACGCCCTACCGCGATCCCCACAATGAAAGCCACGAGGCAAAGCCACGCGACCTCGATCCAATGGAAGGTCAGCTCCTCGCACCCCATACGTCGACCTTGTGACGTTCGAGCGAGTCGATCAACTGGTCGACGGCCCGGCGGCTCTTCATCCGCAGGCCGACGGTGGGCACCTCGTCGATGATGAGCATGAGGACCACGGCCTCGGGAGGCGTGCGGTCCGGCACCGGGTCCGACGACCATGAGAGCACGTCGTAGCCGACCAGCGCCATGTCGGGCAGCGGCGGCATCACTCCCGAGCCGTGCGGTTCCGGGAGAGGTCTGCGCTTCCCGCACGGGAGCCCGCCGATGAACTCCGCCGCGTCCTGCGTCGCCTCGTCGTACCCGTGCCGTTCGCGCAGCACCTTGATGATCGCGGCCAGCTTGTTCCCCAACCGCTCCGCGACCGCGCTGTCAGGTTCTCTCGTCTCACTCATAGCTTCGCTTGCTCCAGTAGCTCCAGGCCGAGATCCACAAGGCTCGCGGCGACCAGCTCATCCTTCTCCGTGATCCCTTGGTACTCGACGTATGCCGCCAGCGCCTCCTCGTGCGAGTCGCTGCTGTGAACATCGAGGCGCGGGTCGTCGTCGTCGAACTCGACGACGGTGGACTCGACCTTCTGCGTCTGCGCCACAGCCTCCTCGAACTTGGCGCTCGCGTCCGCCGGGTCTTCGAGTTGCACGCGCACGAAGTCACACTCGCGCACGCCGGACAGATCGGCATCCGCATCGTTGACGATGATGAAGCGCGGGGACTCCGTGTTCTCGACCAGCGTCACGGGCGGAGAGTCCGCAGCGTCATAGATCAGGAAGCCCCGCAGCCCCCCCGCGTCGCCGTAGTGCCACTGCATCGGCGCACCGCAGTACCGGATCTTGCCGTCCAGGAGCGAGATCGGTTCGTGAACGTCGCCGAGGATGATCCGGTGCCAGTGGTCCGGCATCAGGTCTGCGATCGCGCGGCCCTTGCCGGTCGGCACCGCGCCCTCCACGAGACAGTGAGAGAGCAGTACCTGCGCACCGCCGTGCTGCACGAGCTTCTTCACGCCCGCGCGGAACGCAGCGTCGTCCTCGACCCACGGCATGAACGCGAAGCCCTCCGAGACGGCGGGCTCGTCGTACACGTCGGCCATCCCGCCGAACACCTGCAGGCTCGTGTACTGAGGCGTGCGCAGGTAGCTGTCGTGGTTCCCGGCGAGGATCTTGACCGGCATCTCAGCCGCCGCAGCCGCCACGGTGCGACAGACCTGATCGAGCACCGACACGTCGATCTCCGTGCGCGAGTCGAACACGTCGCCGAGGATGATGAGTCCGTCACACCCCTCCTCCTGCGCCTTCTCGACGACCCACTCGAAGCAACGCACCGCGTCGACGAGGCGCGTCGAGAGCCCCGTCGAGTTGATGGTGGCGTAGCGGAGCTGCTGGTCGAACTGCGTGTCACCCGTGATCGCCCAACGCATCAGCCCTCCCCCACGTTCCGCGCCGCCATGTCACGCGCCCAGGACATGAGGTGATCGGCCTCGGACTCGCTGGGGTCGCCACCCTTGAGACGCCGGAAGACGATCGGCCTCTGCGACTCCCGCGCGTGCTGGATGTCCTCGCACACTCCCTGCGAAAGCCCGTTGTCGACGTACACCGCGACCAAGTCGCTCCGGTCGATCCACGCCCACCCGGCCTCCATACCCCACCGCCGCTGCGTCTCGATGCTGTCGTCGAGAACCTGGGGGTACAGGAGATGCGACGCGAAGGGAGCCTCCCCTCGGAACAAACAGTCGCGGAGCGCAGCCCGCGCGTAGTCGAGGTTCGCCTCCACGTCCCCGGAGAACGGCGACAAGACTGCGACGTGCCTCATGCCTTCGCCTCCGCTGCGCGAGCCGCGTCGACCTCGGACTCGTCCACATAGAAGCGGTCGGTGTCCATCTTGCGGAGCAGGCCAGAGATCACCTTCTCCGTTCGACGTTCCCCGAGGGAGGTCAGCGCGATCCGCCGGACCTCCTCGTCCGTCTCAATCTCCCGCACGATCAGGTGCGCCTTCGCCTTTTGCTTCTTCGCCATCGCCTTCCTCTTCAGGGTCGTGCCCGGGGAGCCACTCGACGCGAGTGCGATCCTCGTACACGTCGATGAATCCGATCTGAGTACCGCCCCGCAGAATGGGGAGGTTGCCCGTGTTCGCCTTGGTCCTCGTTCCGATCACGTCGTCCGGCTGCAAGCCCATCAGGACTCGCTGCAGGTGCGCGACGGTCACGAATGGATGCGTAGTGCTCACTCAGGCTCCTCCCGCGTCAGGCGACGAGGACCCGCCGTGCGTGCGCGCTGGTTGGTCTCGTGCATCACCGCAACGCAGACGACCAGCATCGGGAAGATCGCCCACCACACGCGCAGGCCCGGAGCCCAGCACACGATGGCGGCGAAAGAGAGGAGGCCGCTCGTGGCGGCGAGAGCGTTCGTCAGCATTTCCGTTCCTCCTTGAAGACGGGGGTTCCCTCACGAATCAGACTGCCACAGCGTCGGACGTTCAACGCGCGCTGTCGACCTCGACCGAGGGAAAGCAGCGAGTGCCCACACACCGGGCACTGCGCAAGCCGCAGAGGTCCACGACCCGGGCCGCGAACCCAACGGTACCAGTCCATGCAACGCGGGCAGTAGGCGTCGACGGTTTTGTTCGTCGGCACGCCTCACTCCGATCGGGCCTCACGCTTCTGCCGCGCCCTCTCCTCCTTCGACATCAGGAGGTACACATCGGGGTCCTTGCCGTACACCGCACGCAGCGCCGGGTCTTCCACGCCGCTGCTCAGGTCGATCACGAACTGCTCGCCGCGCCTCTCCGCCGCGAGGATCGCGTCGCGCGGAGGCATCCTCCACGCGATCCCCTCGGGAGGGATGACATCCGGGGTGATGATATGCACGTCGGCTTCGGCGTCCTCGGAGACGAGAGGACGGGGCTGCGTCAGGGAAAGACGAGTCCCCACGACGCAAGCAAGCCACACGAGAACGAGAACGCCGCAGATGGCGGCGAAGAGAGTGATGTAGGGATTCATAGGTCGAGACGGACTTTGTAGTGATGCTTGCCCAGTTGAGCCTCGGAGGGTCCGACCCACTTCGCGGGGATGCGGATGATCTTCCCGGCCGCCTTGGGCCATCGTTCATGGTCTTCAGGGTACCTGCGGTAGTGAGCCCGGCGGTGGTGCGCCGTCGGGCTCTTTCGTTGGCGACCCGGAGCCTCTTCGACAGGCTCGGGCAGAGGGAGCATCGTGCGGATCTCCGTCACGGTGCGAAGGTGGAAGCGCGGACGTGCGTCCGAGCGAGCGATGCGCCCCTTCCGCTTCTCGGTTCGCGGTGGTATCTGCTCGACCACGAAGCGGTGAGGGGTATTGAAGTACATGATCTCCTCGATCGCCGCCCGCGCATTCCGTACGCCGCTGCGAGTGACCATCTCAGCGTCGTGCTTCGCCACGGCAGGCGGGACGATCATCGCATTCTTCGTAGCGGTGAAGTTGAGGTCGACCCAGCCCCGGAACTGCGCGCCGAGCTTGGACGCGCGCCCCGGCGTGAGTTCCTCTCCTTCGATCCAACCCATCGACACCATGATCGCACCCTTCGGGATGCTGCTGGGGTCCCTGGGTGGGCCGTACTGCTGAACCAGCTTCTCCCAGTCCTCGAAGGCTTCGTTCCGTCCGGGCAGCGGCATCCCCTCGATGAAGTACCGACGAGCGGCGCAGCCTTGCTGGTCGCGCTCCGCATCCCACAGCACGATGCACGAGCCTGGGTCCTCGATCGCAACGTAGGGGAAGGGAAGGAAGAACGAGTCCCACACGAACTGCACGTCGTCCTCGTCAAACTCCTTCGGCAGCACCTCGTGCGCGACGCCGGGGAACTCAAACAGCTTCGCCTGACGCATGACGGGCCTCGCCTGCGGAAGCCACTTCTCGATCACGCCTGCGAGCTTGTCGAAGATCACGCGACGACCTCTCCTAGAAACCGGAGGACCTGCTGCGCGCAGCGGTGGCGAACCTTCAGCGCCACCTGCTCCAGCGCCAGCGGCGCGTTGATGTGTACGTCGGCGGGCTTGTAGTGGAAGCGCGGGTCCGCCTCCACCTCAGTGATCTCGACACGCGCCCACCCGCGCACAGAGCGCACGCGCTCCGCGTCGGTCTCGAAGACGAAGGTGGGCTGTTCTCCCTGTCCGGTCATTGGTCCTACCTCACTCGGTCAGATGCTGATCTCCCGCCAGTCCGGCTCGATGCGGTCGAGCCACGCAAGGTGCTCCTCGAAGTCGCCCTCGGCACTCGGACGCATGAGTCCGGCCTTCACGAGCCCGAGCGGCGCACCCGGGAGTCGCATCTGCTCCTGGCGGCAGTTGCCGGTGGCGATTCGAGCGGCGGCGAAGCCCAGCTTCCCGTCCATCAAACCCTCGGCAGCCGCGCAGTCGTCGCAGCACTTCCCCGAGCCGTCCCGCGCGAGCGGGGCACCCGCCCCCTTCGGTAGCGGCATCACAGTCTCGAACCGGATCTCCCCTGCCCGCGCGAGCGCGAGACAGCGGGGACACGGATCTTCGGTCATCGGCTTAGTCATGCCAGGAAAGTACCTGCCTAAGAGGAGAATCTCCCGACCCGACCGGAGATTTTCAGACGGTCGCCTCGGAAACGCGCCTCTCGGCCTCACGGAAGGGGGTTAGATACCGCTCCGGGTCCCCGAGGATCGAGCCCATCTCCAGGGCAGCACAGGCGCGGAGGAAGTCCTTGGGCCGCAGCGCAGGCGCGTCCTCCAGGGCCGCTGAGAGGCCCTGTGTGGGGCCGAAGGAAGCCCGGAGGTCGATGCCCGGGATCACCCGACGCAGCCGCAGGTGCGCAGCGAGGAGCGCCTCCTCGTACTTCCTGCAAGCCCCACGGGTCCGGATGTAGCCGCAGAGCATGTCGAGCTGCTGCGTGGGCTCGCGGAGGCCCATCACGCCGGGGTACTCGTCCTCCAGCTCGTTGATGAGTCCGAGCGCGCGTTTCTCCCCGCAGCCCGGCACGCCCTCGACCGAGTCCGACTTATCGCCGACCAGGGTGCGGTACAGGATGTAGTGCTTGGGATGGACGCCGGTCACATCGACGAAGCCGTCGGCGGTGACCCAGCACTTCGCGCCGAGGTCCCAGACCTCCGCTCCGAAGAGAACGGTCTGGTACAGGTCGCGGTCGCTCGTGATGACGGCCGGTGCTTCGTCGCCCCACAGCCGCGCGGTCGCAGCCACGCCGTCGTCGGCCTCGCGGTCCTTGTACGCTAGACAGGTCACACCGAGCAGAGGGAACAGCTCCCAGCATCGGTCGATCTGAGCAAACGCCTTCTCCTTCTCCTCCTCGGGGAGCAGCTCGCGTCGTTCCTTGCGCTCGCCCTTGTAGCCGGGGAGCAGGCGCAGCCGTCGCGCCGGAACACCGCAGTCGAAGAAAGCGACGATGCGCCCCGCGTCCATCTCCGGCATGAGCAGGAGGGAGCGGAGCATGTTGAGCGAGCCGTAGATCCCGCCGGTGTACGTCCCGTCGGCTTTCAGGTCGCTCAAGGCGGACGCCATCACGTTCCTGATGATCAGGCTGTTGGCGTCGATGATGACAGGTCGTGCGCGCATATCAGTCCCCGTCGAAAGTGAGAGGGGGTGCAGGTTGCCCCACACCCCCTCAGCTCGACACAGGTGGGATGAGGGGAACCTAGTCGAGATCCGCGTCGGGCGTGTGCTTGGCGGCTTCCGCCTTGACCACGGCCATGAACGCAGCCAGCTCCTTCTGCAGCTTCGCGTACGACGGGTCGCCCTTGTCCGGAGTCAGCTCCGGAGCCACCGGGTCGTCCAGGTCGCCGCGATCCCACAGCGAGTAGGCGATCGCCCCGAGCAGCTCGTGGTACTCGGTCGAGCCCACGTCGCTCGCGTCGGTGTGCCCCAGCTCGTAGCACATGCGCTGGAGCATCGTCTGCTTCTCGGTCGAGGAGCGCCACGCGGTGAGGGACCGCTTCGGGTCCTTGCCCTTGGCCGTCTTCTGCGGCTCACCCTTCGCGGCGGCCTTCGCCTTCGTCTCCGTCTCGGCCGCCTTGCGCAGCTTGCGGATCTCGGGCGCGGTCGTGCTCGCGCTGATCTCACCCGCGAGCTTCTTCCGCATGGCCGGAGTGAGCTTGGCGACCTCCAGCCCGGCGTCGACGGACATCGTGCCCTTCGAGATGCGCTCCCGCACGTCGGTAGGCGTCTCCATCAGCTTGAGCGCACGGCGGACGCGGGCGATGTTGAGGCCGGTCTCCCGAGCGATGTGCGCAGGGAGCCACTCCTTCTTCGTGAGCTTCGCCACGACCCCGCCGATCTCCAGCATCGTGAGATTCGTGCGGCCGTCCTCGGAGTTCTCCGCAACGGCCACGGCGAGGGAACGCTCGTTGTCGCCCACGAGGTCGGTGCGCACCGTGCAGAGCACCGGGTCCTTGTAGCCGAGCTTCTTCAGCGCGAGATACCGACGCTCACCCGCGACGATCTCGTACTTCCCGGCGGCCTTCGCCGGTCGCACCACGAGCGAGGAGAGCAGACCCTCAGCCTTGATCGAGGCCATCAGGTCGTCGATGTCCCCCGGCGTCCCGCGCGGGTTGAACCCGGGGATGACAGCGAGCTGCTTCAGGTCGAGCGCAGCGGCGGTGCCTCGCTTCTTCGACGCGCCCAGGCGCAGCTCGGGATCGCCGGGCTTGCCCTTCGGCATCGAAGGCGGAGCGGCGGCAGTCCGCGCGGCGGCACCGGCCTTCTTCGTGACCTTCTTCTTGGTGCTCGCCTTCTTGCGCGTCGCGCCGGTCTTCTTCGTGACCTTCTTCTTGCGCGTCGTAGTCCCCCCGGTCTTCCGGGAGGTGGTCTTCTTCTTGCCGACCTTCTTCTTGGTCGTCCGCTTTTTGCGGTTGGCGGTTGCGGTTGCAGACACGGGGGCCTCCTGGGGCTATCGGTTCCTAGTCGTAGCGAGGGCCGGGCGGCCCCCGGTGCCGCTGAAGTTACCTCCAGCGGCGAGAGCGGTCAACGCGGGTCAGGGCTCTTCGTCGTCCCCTTCCTCCATCTCCAGGAGCGCCCTCGCGCCCCCGGCCTTGACGACCTCCAAATACGCGCCCTGGGCGGCCTCCCGGAACTCCGGGTCCTCCTCCCACAGCGCGATCCAGGCGTCGCCCTTCTCGAACTTCCGGCCCCCGGCCCAGGATCCGGTGTACTTCCCCCCGCCCGTCGATCGGATCCGGTTCGCGTCCTTGAGGACGTGCCAGACCGTCAGGATCGGCGAGGGGCCGTGCTTGAAGTCCAAGTACCACGTCGCCTTCTGATGCGGCGGCGCGCACTTGTTCTTCTTCGTCGTCGTCAGGATCAGGTAGCCGCACGCCGGGCCGGACGTGCCGCCCTTCTTGACGGTCGAGACGCGGACGCAACGGACGCGCAGGGAGAAGGCGTACTTCGCCGCCTTGCCTCCGGTCGTCTGCAGCTCGGGTCCTCCGAAGCCGCCGAAGCCCCCGAGCTTCATCCTCTCCTGATTCACGAGGATGACGTGCGCGCGGGCGCGAGCGATCTTCTTGAACAGCTTACCGCACTGAGAGGACAGCACGCGGGCCTTCGCCGCGACGTGCGAGTCCTCCGAGGACTTCTCATCGACCTCCACCTTCGCGGGGGACGCTCCAACGGAGTCCCACACGATCAGCGTCGGGTGCTCGGGCGGCTTCTCGATCAGCCGGTCGAGCATCTTGAAGACGACGTCGAACCCTTGCTCCATGTGGTCCGGACAGACGTACACGAGCTTCTCAGGGTCGATGCCAAGCTGCAGTAGCGTCTTCTTCTCCAGCGCGTGCTCATAGTCGAGGTACACCGCTGTCCCACCCATCCGCTGACACTCGCGGATCGCAACGTGAGTCAGGGCGGACTTCCCCGAGCCCTCTGCGCCGAAGACCTCGCTGACCCGTCCGACAGGCCAGCCGTTGCCGAAGACCTCGTCGATGCCAGCGAAGCCCGTCGGGATCCACTCCACGACATCCGCCAGCGTCTCCGCGTCCTCGGCTCGAAAGACCTCCGCGCCCTTCACGGACCCGGCGGCCTCGATCAACTCCATCGTGAAGTCGGGGCTGCCCCCCGCCTTCTTCCGGCGGGAGGCACCCTTCTTCCTGGTGACCTTCTTCTTGGTCTTACGCTTTGCCCTTTTTGCGGCGGACTTTTTTCTTCCGCGCAGGCTGTCCTTGAGACCCACTGGAGCCCTCCAGGTACGCAACCAAGGCTTCTACGTCACCATCAGACCCGAGTGCGTCGTAGCACTCGTTCGTCGCTTGCAGGTTCCGGAGCATGGACTCGCGGAACATCACGTCGAGGTCGGCCTGCATCTGCTCGATGTCCGCCTCGGGGTCGTCGCCGACCACTCGCGTCAGGGACACGAAGCCAGCGACCGAGGAGAACTGCGTCAGAAAGACCTTGCCCTCGCGGGACAGGCTCACCGAGTCGCCGGGTTTCAGCGTAGGCATCGCTCACCCCCAGGGGTTACTTACCCTTGCCGGAGACCCGACTCTTGATCGAGGCTGCCGCACCCTTCGGCTTGCGAGGGGTCGTCTTCTTGGCCGTCTTCTTCGCGGTCTTCTTGGCCGTCTTCTTCTTGGAGGTCTTCTTGCGCGCGGGGGCAGGAGCCGGTTCGGGCTCCTCTTCCTCCTCGTCCTCCTCCTCGACGACCTCACACTCGCTGATCGGGATGCACCACGGCTCGTCCGGGTCCTCACCCTCCTCAACGATCAGGAGGCACGAGTCGTCTTCGTCGTCGTAGCCAGTGACCTCGCCGACGACCTCGTTCTCATCGTCGTCCTTGAACGTCACGACCTTGCCGACCCACTCGTCCTCCTCGGCTTCCTCCTCTCCTTCTTCAGCCTCGGCGTCGGGGTCGGGCTCCTCTTCCTCCCCGGTCTCGGCCGCCGGTTCTTCGGCAGCGTCGTCGGACGAGGTTCCGAGATCGCCAGCCTTCACGGCCTCGACCATCTTCTTGTAGCGCGCGGGGAACTTGGTCTCGCCCGTCAGCCCTTCATAGATGGCGAGCAGAGCCTCCAGATCCACGGCGAAGAAGTGGTCGCGCACCGAGAAGCGGCCCGCGAGGTCGACCCACGCTTCGGCCAGCTCGTCGTCTTCCGAGATCGGACAGGGGTCGAGCTTGTGGACGTCCCAAACCGTGTCGAGTTGGGCGCCCGTCTTCTTGACGAGGAGATCCCGACCCTCCAGGGGATCGGTGATGTCCTCGCCCACGTCGTCGTCGAGCATCATCTTGACGACGGCTTGGTACACGGAGTGCTTGCCCCGCAGGATCCGGACGTTCGGCGTCTCGGCCGTCCCTTCTTCGGCGCGGTCGATCACCGGGATCCAGTATTCCACGGAGCGACGGACGAAGGACTTGGCGAAGTCCTTGTCCTCCTTGCTGCCCTCCCGGTACAGGCGATCGAGGTAGTCGAACACCGGGCAGGGAAGGCCGAACGCTCGGGGCGAAGTCGTGCCCTTGTTGAGCGGCTTGCTGAACATCGCCGGGTACTCGATCCCCGGCAGCTCGTCCTCGGGCGGCGGCAGGATGCGAATCTGCATCTTGCTGAAGGTCTTGTTGTTGATCCTCAGCCCGCCACGTTCCATGCGCTTCTGCTGGCCGAGCAGCTTGTCCCGCATGGCCTGGGAGATTTTCGGCATGTCAATCAGTCCTCAGCTCGTCTTGGTTTTCAGGTTTCGGATTGCGCCTTCGTCGGGGCGGTGGTGCGGCTCAGCCGCTAGGTGCCCACTGCTTCGGCGCGAGCAGCCGCTGCAGGATGCGTGCCCTGTGGTCCAGGGCATCCCGTAGCGACCGCAGCACAGCATACTGCCTGCGCAGTCGGTCCAGCCTCTCTTTCTCGGAATTCAGCTCCGGGAGGATGTCCAGCCGCGCCCGGATATTGGCCTCCGTGGGAACGTCGGTGGTGTGCTCGTCGATGTAGCGCCTCTGGAGGACGTACGCCTCGCCTTCTTGCGTCGCCACGACCCGCTCTCCGACCCTCAGCGCGTGCAGCGCACGCTCCGTCTGGTACGACCAAAACGCGAGACGGGCAGGCGCGGTCCGGGCCTGCTTCCGCAGGATGTCCGGGTCATCGCTGATCGCCAGCTCGTCCGCCATTCGCGCCTTGACGGTTCGCCCGTCCTCCAGCACGACCTTGATCGCCTCGATGCCCGCGAGGTGGTTCTCGCCGTGCTCGATGCGCTTCTTCCGTCTGACCTTCTTCGCCATCAGAAAGGCGTCTCCCCGGTCAGGAAGGGATCAGGTTTGTGCGAGGGGAGTCCATCCCACCCCTCGCGTTTCGCTTGCGCGTCGACCTCGGCCTCTACTCGCAGCCACTCCTCCGGGTCGTACCCGCAGTAGCCCTGGACGCGGTTCCGGTCGAGGTTGTTCTCCTCGTGCGTCCCCCAGCGCAGGTTACACACGCGGTTGTCCTCCGGGTCGTGGTTCGGACCGTGCAGCACCTCCGCACCCACGAAGGGCGGCGGCCCAACGTGCGCGAGGAGCACCGCGAGATGCACCGACATCGAAGTCTGCTTCCCTTCCGCGCGCAGGTTCACGTACGGATAGAGCCCCCGGTACCCGCGACGCGACTGCTTCAGGACGCGCCCCTTGTACCGACGCGGCGCGACCTTCCCGCTCCTCGAACGCACCATCTCCGTGCGGTCGACAGAGCGAACGCGGCCGAGCGAGGACGCCTCGTAGCGTCCCGCGAATCCGGGGATGGGCTTCCACAGCTCCTTGTCGGTCACTTCGAGTCGGTCAGCTTCTCCACCGCAGCCTCGAACCGCTGCAGCTTCTCCTCCAGGATGTGCTCCAGACGCTGCACCTCGCCCGAGATGGTCTGCGCCGCTCTGTCGATCTGCTCCGCCGCCGACGAGATCGTGCTCGCCGCGCGTCGCACGTCCTCGGACCCCTGCAGGTACACGGACTCCATCACGCCTCCTATTCGAGCACCCACCGACGGATGCGTCTCGCCGCCCGAACCCACCAACGTCGACGCGGAGCGTGCGTGACCTTCCAACGCAACTGCGTGGCGGTCGGCCCCTGCATCGGCTGAAGCGGGATCAGGTCCTCGATGAGATTCCCCGGACTCGGGGCCTGGATAATCGGCATCTGGAACTCGCGGAACCCGTCCGCGAGCTGACGCCGCGCCTTGCGCCGTAGCCGCCACCGCCTCCAACGGGCTCGTACCCGCCAGATCGGAATGCGCTCGGGCTCTGGACAGAGCGTCATGCCGCCTCCGCCATGCGCTCCCACAGCTCGTCGATGTCAAGGTGATCGAGGTCGAGGCCGACGAGCGTCCCCCACGTCGAGCCGACCTCACAGTCGGCGATGATCGGCACCTGCAGCCAGGACCAGTCGAGGCCCGGCAGCACTTCGTCGGAGAGCTGCGGCAGGTTCTCCATGATCCCCCTCGCCAGCGTCGCCACCTCGATGAACTCGTCGACATGGCAGTCGAAGATGATCGAGTCGTGGACGGTGAGGATGATCTTGGAGCGCAGGCCGCGCTTCCGCATCTCCCGCCAGATCAGCACGAGGGACATGAGCGTCATGTCCGACGCGGTGGACTGGATCGGGAAGTTGATCGCCTGCCGTAGCGCACGGGAGACGATCTGGTCGTCGACGGAGCGCACCTCGGGCACACGGCGGCGTCGTCCGGTGAAGGTCTCCAGGAAGCCCACGCGCTTGACGTGCCGCTCCAGCTTGGCGATCCCCGTCCGCAGCGCCGGGCGAACCTTGAAGTACCGCTCGATGAGCTTCTGCGCTTCCTCGACGGTGAGGAAGACGCCGTCCTTCTTGAGCGTGTTGACGAGCGCCGGAGGACCACCGCCGTACAGGATCCCGAAGTTCACCCGCTTGGAGCGTGTGCGCCACGCCTTCTGGTCCTTCGGGTCCAGCGCCTCGTACCCCTCCTTGCCGAGCCCGCTCACGTCGATCGCCGTCTGCGTGTGAACGTCCGCGCCCGCCTTGTACGCGCGGATCATGCTGGGCTCTTTGAAGACCGAGGCCGCAACGCGCAGCTCGATCTGGCTGTAGTCGGCCTGAAGGATCAGGCCCTCGTCCCCGAAGCGCGAGACGTATGCGCGCTTCACGCGCCCGCCGTCCTTGTTCGGGATGTTCTGCAGGTTGGGGTTCGCCGACGCGAGCCGTCCGGTCACGGTGCCGTGCAGGAGGAACTCGCCGTGGAGCAGGCCGAAGGGATCGAGGCGCTCGGACAACGGGCGCACGAAGGTCCCGAGGAGCGTCTGCGCAGCGCGGTACTCCAGGATCGTGCTCGCCAGCTCGTTCCCGCGACGGTCCAGCTCCTGCAGCACCTCGGCGTCGGTCGAGAAGTGCTGCCACTCCGCCTTCTCCACCGCGTCGCGCACCACGTCCATGAACTCGGGCGGCTTGCCCTTGCGCTTCTTCGTGTGCGCAGTCTTCCACCGCTTGTACCTGAGCCCCAAACGATCGAGCCCGCCCTTCGTCAGATGGACGGGCTGCTCGCCGTAGTAGCCTCGGTCGAACAGGACGACTTGAAGCTGCGGCGTGCTGCCGGGGTTGAATGAGTCGCCCTTCCCAGCCGCCTCGCGGGCCTTGATGAACTTCCGGACCGTCGGCAACTCCTGGATCGCCGTCGCTGCCGCGTCCTGCTCGCCCTGGAAGTGCTCCTCCAAGTCGGCAGCGACCTCCTGGTCGACCTTCGCACCCTGGAACTCCATATCCGCGAGAACGTCGGAGAGGGCGGGCAGGAACGAGTCCGCGAGCAGCTCACACTTCTCCGTGAACTCGGGTGACTCGCGCATCGCGCGGTCGACGCGGCAGGTGCAGTCTGCGTCCATCCCCGCGTACCTGAAGATCAGCTCGCCCGGGATGTTGGAGTACGAGCCGCCGCGATCCGGGTCGCAGTCCGCGTGCGCAGCGATCCAGTCCTCCAACGGCTTCTCGTACCCGCCCATGCCGGTGTAGGCATACGCGAGCGTCTTCAGCCCGTGGGTGCCGCGCTTCTCGTCGAGGGTCAGGTGCGTCGTCATCGTGTCGCGCACGTTGAGGACCTCGACCTTGAGCGCAGCGCGGATGTGCTTCGCGTCGAACTTGCTGTTCTGCGCGCGTTTGTCGATCTCGGGGTCAGCGAAGAACTCCGCCAGGGCCGCGATCAGCGCGGGCCGCTCGTGCTCCTTCTCCCCGCCGATGCGCCACGGCGAGTCCGGGTGGTCGAACGGGACGGTGAAGCCATACCCCTCCTCGTCCGAGAAGCTGAAGCACGCGAGCGGGGGGAATTGGTCCTGCCACCAATCGAGAGCGCCCGTCTCCGTGTCGAAGTACACCGGGCGGCCGTTCTCCCTGAACGCCTGTAGCAGCGCCAGGACATCGTCCAGCTCGGTGAGGGTGAAATACTCCCCGAGCCCGAGCAGCTCCTCGTGCTCGCCCTTCAGGAAGGCGTCAGCGGTGCGCAGCGCCTCGGCGAAGCGGTCCAGCTCGTGATCGAAGCGGAGGATGTACGCCGGGTGCAGGCAACCGAGCACGCGCAGGTCCGGGAACTCGGGTCGAACGCAGTCGAGCAGCTTCCCGGTGAAAGAGGTGATCCCCGTCTGCCCGGCCAGGAACTCCAGGCTCCCGTTCCCGAGCGCGACGATCAGGCGCGGCTTCCGTGCGGCGATCTCGCGTATCAGCTCCGGCGAGCAGGACTTGATCTCGGTCTTGTTGGGGTTCCGATTCCTCGGCGGTCGGCAGCGCACGAGGTTCGTGATTCCCACGCGCCACTCGCCGTCCATGAAGGACTCGATCGAGTTCCGTAGCAGCGTCCCCGATCGTCCAACGAAGGGCGTCGCCTTCCGGTCTTCGTCCGCGCCCGGTGCTTCCCCAACGAAGAGTACGTCGCACTCCGTCCATTCCTCCGAGACGCAGCGCGAAACGACCGTGTGTCCGTCCGGCTCCTTCGCCAGAATCTTGTCGGCGGTGCGGTGATACTCCCCGCCGCCTAGACAGTCGGGGAAGTCAGCACTCCACGGCAGGAGCGAGCACCAAAAGCAACCGGACTTCGGCTCGACCGTGCCCGGCTCCACGAAGGGCCGTGCCGTTGGCAGGCTGCCACTGGCAGACCGCAGTCGAGCTTTGATACCGCTCACCCGACGACCTCTGCCGACTCACGTCTGCGCCAGGGTTGCTCGTACTCTTCTACGAACGGGGACCCGTGCTGCTTCGGACGTGGTGGCGCGAGGCGATCGAACGGCAAAAGGAACACTCGGTGGGTAGCCGCATACGAGTCCCAGCACGCGACGCGAACGTCACAGCTAGAGCACTCTTCGCAGCGTTCCGGTGTTCCGAAGCATTGAGGGAGTCGCGTCTTCCGAGTCATGAGCAGACAAGCAGGCAGGCCACCCCGGTATGTTTCCGAGGTGGCCTGCGCAGGTCAAGGATGACCCAAAAAAGTCCCGCTCAGGGATTGGGTTCGATGCCGTAGGCGTCGATCTCCGGGTTCGTGAGGTTGCGAGTGCCCTTCGACATCTTCACACCGGACTGGAAGCCCGAGTGGCCGGAGAGCGGAGCACCCGCCGTCTCGCGTTCGATCTCGACCGTGCCGTTGTCGATGCCGCCACCCCACGGCGTGTCGAGACAGATCGCGGTGCGATTTCCCTTGATCTCGAAGCCGTCCAGGATCTCCAGCTTCTCGACGCCGGAGAAGGCCGCATGGTTGCGGTTCGCGTTGGGGTGGTCGCACTTGAAGCCCGAGACGATGACGTGCCGATGGCTGTAGCCGGTCGGCGTCAGGTACGCGCCGTGACCCTTGTCGGTCCAGGCGACGATCGCGCCGTTCGAGCGGAGCTGTCCGTGCTGCGCACCGTGGCTCTCGCAGTCGACGAACGCGGCGAGTCCCCTGCAGCCGACCAGCGTGAAGTCCGAGCCGCCGCCGGAACCCTCGTGGATGCCGCGTGCGATGCAGCGCAGCACGAGGATGTCGCCGAACTGGCTGGGACCGGACTGCTGCCGGTTGGTCATCTGCAGGAACGTCCGTCCGTTCGAGAGGCCGTCCGCATACGGGAGCACCTCCAGGTCGACGAAGACGGAGTCGCCCTGGAAGTTGTCGCCATAGAACGAGTGCTCCTGCGCGGGCTCGAAGGTGACGCGGCGGAGGTCCCACTGCGCGGGTCCGTGCGCGCGACACGCCCACTTCATCCCGTAGCCGCCGTACCCGTTCCGCGACTGCACACCCAGGTGCAGGTCGTACCCGGTGATGAGTCCGACGACGTTGTTCATCGCGGTCATCAAGGGCGCGTATGCGTGCTGGTTGTTGAAGATCCCGAGACCCTCCAGGCGGAAGCCGTCGACTCCGCCCAGGTTGCCCCAGAAGCTGTACCCGCCGTGAACGCGAGTCGTGTCCTTGCCTTCGCCGAGCAGCGCGACGTCGCGGATCACGTCCGAGTCGTTCCACGTCGCCGTGAACTGCTTGCCGAGCGAACCCCCGCCGATCGAGCAGCCGGGATACGGGCGGTCGCCTTTGAGCAGGATCACGTCACCCGGGCGAGCACGTCGAATCGCCTCGGCCTCGGGGTACACGAGCGGCAGGTGCCACTGGCCGTAGGTGCTGATGACCTGTCCCGTCTCCAGCATCGTGATCTTCCAGTCGCCGGGGCCGTCGCCGGTCGGCTCGATCTCGATGGTCGGAGTACCGATCGACACCTCCGGCGGAGGCTCGAAGCCGGAGTTTCCGCCGCCGGGCGGGTCGTACGGTCGCCACGGGACGCAACGGCGGTGCTTGCGAGCCCACCGGATCATCCGCGTGCGAATCTCCGGCGTGACGGTGATCGGACCGCGTCCGGCGATCAGGATCTCCTGGTCGACGCGCGGGAACTTGCAGCCGCCACGCGGGCGGATCTCCGTCACCTCCCCGAGCGGTTCGACTTCGTAGTCGACGATGAGACCGCGATCCGTGCGGCCGACTCCGCCTCTCCCGTCCCCCGTGTCGCTTCCGCGATCGACTTCGCCCTCCTCGCCGCGAGCAGGCTCCGTTTCCGGATCGGGGTCAGTCTCGGGGTCTTCCTCGTGGCCGCCTGGACGACGGCCCCTGATGAGCTTCTTCAGACTTCGGGCCGACACGCCGATCGAGTCCGCATCCGCAGCGATCTCGTCGAGCGCCTCCCGCACTTCGCGTAGTTGCATGGCAATGTTCTCCTTGGGAAAGAGGCCAAGGAGGCAGCCTATCAACACGAACGTGCGGCGAGGAAGCACGCGATCGCCAAAAGCGTGACGAGCGTGCCCACGTACAGGCGTAGGCGATCCTGGGGCGTCCGGGTCATCGGGGGCGCGGGGGGTCAGATTCCCAAAATAGGGGACCGACGGCTCTGCGGGGCCGCCGGTCCAGGCCCACCCCAGCGGGGGCCGAGAGACAAGGGAACCGTCCTACCTCGGCCGCCCCGGGGCCGCAAGCCCCTCTTTTTGCTTTCCCCGGGATCGGTGGTACTGTGAGGATACCTACGGGGGACTGAAGCGACCCCGCATGGTTGTGAGGAGCTGAGAGAACCTCCTCTCGTCTTCCTAGACGACGGCCCCCGGGACGACCTCCTGACGCCCCGGGGGCCACTTTGGTTCCGCCCTTCCCCGGTCTTCCGACCCCTCTGTTCGCCCGGGGTCCGCACACCTACAATGCGCCCCTCAATGTTCCGAGGCGCGTAGCGTCTCTCAAATAGATAATGGATCACCACTGGAACCTGGAGCCGTCCGAAGCGGTCGCCCAGGAGGAGGTCATCGAGGCGGGTAGCCTGAACGACGCCACGCTGGCGGCCATCAACGCGGCCGTCGCTGCGGCCGTCGCGGAGGCCCTGGCTGCCAAGTAGCCGGACCTCAATCTCATCCCGAGCCCGGTCGCCCGACGCGGCGGCCGGGCTTTCTTCGTGTCAGCGTCCCAGTCGTTGACGAATGCGATCGGCGGTGGACGGGACGCCGCGTCCTTCGAGCAGCATCTCCAGCTCGTCCCGACGTTCCCACGGGTCGCCCTGGTCGAGTCCGAGCACCGTCACCTCCGGCACGACAGGGAGCAGCGCAGAGTACAGCGCGTCGATCTCCTTCCCCGCCATGTGGTCGAGTGCGATCACGACCTCCTGCAGTCCCGCCGCGCGCAGGTGCGCGAACAGCCTGACCTGCTCCGGTGAGGCGAACTTCCCGAGCAGCGCGACCGCGTGCTCGAAGGCCATCATGTCGAACGGTCCCTCGACCACCGCGATGCGTTCGACGCCGAGGCAGTTGTCGTAGTTGAGCAGACACGTCCCGCGTTGGTGGAAGCCTTCCTCGTTCGGCTCGTTGAGCGACTTCGGGATGCGTTCGTCGTCCGGGTCGTCGCACAGGCGCGTCGTGAAGTACACCTGCGCGTTCTCCTGGATCACCGGGAACACGAGCCGGTTCCGATACCGCCCCTGCGTGCAGTACCCGATCTGGAAGCGTTCGACGAACTCCCAGGGCACGCCTCGATCCTCCAGGTACTCCAAGCCCGGACGGAGGCTCGGGGCCTTCAACGTCTTCTTCTCCGCGTCCGCGAGGATCAGGCACGGCAGCGGCAGCTCGCGCGGCTTCAGATCCGGGAGTGGCTCAGGCGGAGCGAAGACCTCGCGCACCGCACGCGCGACGCTCGTGCGCGGGGGCGTCGTCTCGTCGCGGAGGAGAGCCAGCTCCTCCATCCGCACGAAGCCACCGTTGAGGTAGCGAAAGAGCTGTCCGAAGCTACCGAAGGCGAAGCCACAGCGGAAGCATCCGCCGACGCGCTTCTGCACGTTGATCCCGAGCTTGCGTCCTCGGCTCTCCGTCCCGATGCGGTCGATGCACGCCGGGCAGTTGAACTGGTACTCCGGTCCGCGCCCCGAGTGCGCGCCCATCCGCTCGTCGAGGTACGCGAGCAGGTTGGTGAGCTTGCGGACCACGAATCACCCCTCGAAGTCCAGCTCCTTCTTGGGCCGGGTGAGCTTCTTCTTCTTGACCTTCTTCTTGCCCTTCTTCGTGACCTTCTTCTTGCGCGTCAGCCCGACCGACTCCTTGACCGCGTCGACCTTCATCGCGTGCGCCTCGATGTCGCCGCCGATCCGCGTACCCGCCACGTCGAGAACTCCAGTCGAGGAGATCAGGCAGCAATCCCGTCGGATGTCGCACTCGATCGTCCGGCCGTCCTCAACGTCCCGTAGCCCGGCAGCAAACAGACGCGCACGACCGTCGATGCGTTCGTCGTCCGTCTGGCAAAAGGCGAAGGCCGCGTCCACGATGGCCGCCTTCTCGAAGGCTTCCGCGAAGTCCTCGATGGTGATGACCTCCTTCTGCAGCGCGGCCTGCTTCGCCTGCGAGCCCGTCCACACCGCAGCGTCGAACTCGCCAGCGATCGCGCGCAGGTCCTCGTAGATCCCCGCCTGCTCGTGCCGCATCTCACCGAGCCGCCGCTCCGGCTTCATGATGTCGGCGTAGTCGACGATGATGACGTCGGGATAGAACTCGCGCGAGGCCAGGAGTGCGAGGTGCGAGCGCACCGTCGAGATCGTCGCCGAGCGCGTCGGGTACGACTTCACGAAGAGGCGGCCAGGGAGGAGCTTCGTCGCGCGAGCCTTCAGCTCCTGCACGTACCGTATCGGGTCGCTGCGCTTGTACTTCACGCGCAGCCCCATCAGGCGGTCGTCGTACCGCTGCGTCACCTTCTGGTCGTTCATCTCCAGCGAGTAGTGGGCGACGTTGAGACCGGACACGTCGCTCAGCGCACCGAAGCCGATGTTGATGAGCGTCGTGCTCTTGCCGCGCTTCGGCGGTGCCAGGATCACTCCCAGCTCGCCGCGTCCGAGACCTCCCGCGAGAACCGCGTCCAGGTGCTCGATGCCCGTGCGGACGCCGGTAAACACCTTCTGCGGATCGGTGTACCACACGGCGCGGTCGTCGATGTCGGCCCGGTAGTCAATCCCGATCTCCAGGAGATCCTCACCGACGAGCAGCGCGTCGTCGATCAGCGGGCGCACGTCGCGGTTGCCCTTATCCAGTCGTCCGGCTGCTTCGACGATCGCGTTGACGAGTGCCTGCTGCTTGCCGAAGGCCACCGCCTTCTGCATCACGGCGTGCGCGTCCTGAACGTCGTGCCCGTACAGCTCGCCGAGCGCCGACTCGACAGGAGCGAAGTCGTCCTTCCCGACGAGCGGGCGGATGTCCTCGATCAGAGTCGGGTGCGTCGGGAGGCGACGCTCTTCGTCGATGTGCGCGAGGAGCGCGCGTGCGATGATCCGGTTCGCGTCAGAGACGAAGAACGTGTGGTCGAGTGCCGTGCGGTACCGGATGCAGAATCCCGGCACGCGGCACATCACCGCCAGGATGTGATCCTGGAAGGGAGCGCCGAAGTCCTGGCTGTAGTTGACCGCCTCCTTCTTCGGCATCGCTCACGCTCCCGGACTCCACAGGACTCCGGGAACGCCGGACAAGTCCACGCTCGTCCGAGCAGGTGGTGGGAAGTGCGACACGACCAAGGCCGCGAAGTCCTCCCAAGCGAAGTCCGAACAGCCCACCCGAGTCGAAAGGCCCGTCTCGAAAGACTCGGCCACCGATACCG